ACAATCAAGGAAACGATTCTTTGACGAAGCAAGTTTTTGGTGCGTTTATCGCTCTTGAAGCACCGAGAGATATGATGTCTTGGAACCGAACAAAAGCAAAGGAAGAATACATTCGTGATTCGGACAAAGCCCTTCAAGAAGGAATTGTAGCCGTCGCTACAGAAAACGCTTTGGGCAAGTGGACGATTTCTCGATATTTTAAAGGTGAATATCAAGAAAAGGTCGTCAATGATTTGCCCGAAGGCGCAGAAGAAGTGAATGGAGAAATGGTCATTCCTCTTGATTCTACGGAACGCTACATGAATGGTGGAGAAAACCGAAACTTTGGTAAGCCTCTTCCAAAGGAACAATACCGCCGAAGCGGTATTTTCTATGGCTCGGTGAACGGCGACGATTTCTCTGTTTATCAGTTTTCATACAAAAATCAAGGCGGAGTTGATTTCCAACCAAAGACTTTTGATTGGGTGCATTTTACTGCAATCCCAAGTGAAGATGGAAATAACATCTACGGCATGACTGATATTACCTTGAAGACTTTGATTCGCAACGATGAATTAGACCCTGAAAATTCAGCGTATCGCAACATGGGACACTTTAATTTCCAAGACTTGCTGGTTGAGTCTTTTAACGACAAAGTTTGTGCATTGGTTGATGTTGATAGAAAGCACATTGAAATGCAAACTCTCCCATCAAAGGAACGTTTTGTTATTACTGACGGAACCGTGTGCAATATGAATATGACTCCGACTTCAAACGGAAACCGCATTTTGAATATTACTGATTTAAATGCAGAGTTTGACTACGAAAATGAGGCTGGCATGACGACTTGCTGGATTCCTGAGCATTTGGACATTGACTTTGGTATTGGTTCTAATATCATCGTTGTCGGAAGAACCTCTCAAAGAATTGTTGATGGTGAAGCAGACCCCGTGACGATTAATGTATCGTCTATTTTGATTACCGAAAAGCGTGGTTCTCCTGTTGAATCTGTTCAACCCGTGGAGGAAAATTACGATTGGTTCTGATTCCCCCCTCCCGTGGGAAGCCGTGTAGAAGTGGCGGCTGAATGACTTCCGAATAGGTGCGAAGCCTATAGTGGTGATTTATATGAATTTAGATAAAGACATTATCGAGACAAGAAGGGCTATTGGAAACTTAAATCAAGTTTCTCACATTTCTTGGTCGCATTATAGAGATGGCGAATTTGATGTTAAATTGCATTTTTCTGGAGACAGAATTATTCAAAGAATGTCAAAGGATGATTTAGAAATTCTTAAAGATAATTTTAAGAGTTTAGATAGAAAAGAAACGATGGTCAATAGATTAGAAATGCAAGATTCAATTGGAGAATTGTTCTTAGAGAATGGTTTTCTTGAACACTCTCGCAAATGGTCTGTTGATTTATCGGAAGTAGAATTTATTTCGTTTAAACAGAACGATGAAAATTATACTTACTTTGTGAAACTTCACA